TGCCATCGTCAATACCTATACGGGCCAAAACCCCCTTTAGCAGCATAAGCCTTATCAGCTCTTACTCCAGAACTAAAATTATCTGTAAAATCCCATGATTGATTTGGGCTGCCAAATGTTCTACCACCACTTTCGCCGCTTGAGCCGAACTCAAGTCCAGAAAACCCAGAAGCAATAGATCCTATTGCCTGAGAACGTCCTTCAGAAAGGAAGTTCTTAGCTTTCTTTGTGGCGTTTGATCGGATAAGATCTATATCTTCGAGGCCTACTCTAAAAGTGCTTTGGATCGCGCTCATAGGCGTCCCCTCAAGCGTAAGGCCGGAATTTAAAAATGAAAGCTGTTGGCTAGCTGCTCTGTATCTTGTTTGTTTTGCTTTATTTTCCGCCTCGAGGTTTGCACGACCTACTTCAGCATCTGCCGCATCTTGAGCTGCGGACATCTGTGAACCAGCTTTAAGAAGCGTAGATCCAATAATTAATGCTGTTTCTACGCCCATTGAATTTCCCACTTATTAAACTTCTTGCCACCGATAAAAGCGCCTTCATTATCTTTTTTGGAGAAGCCAAAGAACTCATGCCATCTGTTCAGCGTACCACAATCAAGACTATATGTAATGCAGGTTTTAGGCTGCAATCTCAATTTAACATTATCAAGAAATTTTTTCAATGCGCGAGCATGTTTTAATCCAGCGCCATCGGGCATTAAAAAAAAGATAGCATATTTTTCTGGTTCGTATTGATACCAGCACAAAATGCATTTCACCTCGCCATTGTCTTCTAAAGTGTATTTTTGATAATTATTATCACCAAAGACATCGGAAATATCGGCAAAACCAGAATACCTATTCGGCTTAAATCTTAATTCATCGCCCGCTTCATACTCTCTAATCATCATTATTACCTTGTCGTACTATAATTTGCATCAATCATGACGGATGTTATCGTTAGTGGTAAAGGAAGATCTTGAACAATATAAAAATATTTATCAATCTCATTGTCGTCACCGTAAGAAATGTACTTTGTTCCGTCAATCGGGATTGGCGGCAAATAATTTAGATCGCTTTGAGAAAGCTCTTGAACAGGCTCAAGGTGATAAAGACTTGATCCAAACAGCCCGCCAGCAGAAGACACACAACGAAGGCCAACCCTTGTAATAGCCTTCATTGTTGTTTGTGTATTTTCAGCTCCGGCTTGGAAGCCAAGACAAAATGACTTAATAATGCCTTTATATCTATAACCAAGTACAACTGATAAAACTTGACTTCCAAGGTCAATTTGACCTCCACTTACCGTAAAGTCGGAAAGATAGCCGCCATCAGTCACAACGCCAATCGTCTTGCCATTATATTTGGAAAGGCCGGACAATGTTTTGAAAGACAGGTACCAATTATCATAAGTGTTCGATGTTGGCGTTTGCAAAACATCAACACTAACCGTATTCGCATCTATGTATTCAGTTATTTCAAATCTGCCGCTTTCATAGCCAGTTTCTGTTTTATAAGAAATATGCTTTCCAACGTCTCCCAAAACAAAAATCCCGTCCGTGTCTTCAATTGTTCCGGCTCCGCTATCGTACGTAATTGTGTTGTCTTCCTGAAGGTTTGACACTTTAAGAGCATTATCTAAATAAATACATTGCAAAAACTCCTCAGCAACCTTGCGGTTATACGCTTCATCATCAGCAGATTTATCCCCAGTAAAAAAATCAACCCGCCGAGAAAATTCAATATGATCAGCCATGCGCTCAATGTAATAATCGGTGCCTCGCATTGTAAGCGCAAAAAGCTGCGGATTTCCTTCGTTGTCGGTGATCACAGCAATGTCTTTTACAAAACCATTTGTTTTTTGAGTATGCCATCCAATGATATTTTCTTTTTCTTTGAAATTAAGCGTTAAAAGCTGTCCATCTCCACGAACACCATAAATCAAATCATCGCGATCCTTTTTATGTCTGATTTTACCAATACCGCCTTTTGTAATATCATACGAAACAAAATTCGCATCCTGTGCCAAAAAGCTTTCTGTGAGCAAATCATAGCTAAAATAATACATATTTCTGTCGTTTTTCCCGACATAAAAAACAAGGCCATCTTTTTTAAAAGGAATGCTTCCATTCGATCCATCAGCAGAAGTAAGATTTGCCTCAATGGTATCCGCCTTAATAGGAGATCCAACGCCTCCACCGTTGATCGCCACTATACCATCAGTGACGCCGGCAATAAGGCTATTATCGCCGCCAAACAGCCACTCAATGGGCTGGGCTATATCAGAGAGGGTAAATTGCAAAGGTGATATGTCGGTCACTGTAGCCGGTATTGTGAACTCATTGTAATCGCCAGCCTCAGATCCCCAAACGGTTGTTGGCTTACTTTGAGTATTTCCAAAATAAAGACGCCCTTTATAAAACAAACAACATTTTGGGTATTGACTGGATCCGAATGGATCAGATGGCGTGAAAGTATGATTTGCAATAGTGAAGCTTGTGGCGGATACCCGCGTCAAATCCTTCGGAGGATGGCTCTGATGCGTTATAACAACAACATCAGAGTTCTGAGTAAGCTGAAGTTCACGGCACTGTGCAAGCGTGTATGGGGTCGTGACCTCAAGAGGAGTTCCGCTAGAAAGAACCCAGCCAAAATTTCCATTACTGTCATATGAAAGAAATCTAATCTTTGTGTTATAAAAAACCATCAGATAGTTTTGATCATCTCTGAACCTAAATTCGGCGAATACACAATCCTGAAAAGCTTCACCAAGAACATCTTCAAATCCTGAACGAAAAATAGTATTACCTTTAAAATTGGTAAAAAAGTTCTCCATAAGATCGGTTGCTGATTGATAAATAGGCAAATCAAATCGCCCCATCATATCATGGTCGATTTTACCTCTGGCAAAATTGTTGTATGCAGTTACAACCTTCATCTTTTATTGTCGCTCGCTGGGTTTCCGTTAAGCCTTGCAGCTTTAAATTTTGAATGACTTATCCGAATTGGACGATTTTCTTGAGCGTTAAGGCCAGATAAAGTGGATAATTTCTCTGGTAAAAGGCTTTCAATTAACTGAACTTTTTCTACACTTTGAGTGATCTCAAGGGCAATATTTCCTGCCATATACCATGAAAAACCTATTTTAAATTCAGGCGACATCAAAGAAACATCGGTGAAATCTTTAATATATCGAAGAGGTAAGCCGTCTTCATAAAGAACGTCCGTATAAATTCTATTATTTTCTACCGTGTAATTGTTTCTTTTATCCTCAACGGCACCAATGCCAAGGACTTTTAAACAATCAGATGGATATTCATAAGAATAACCAAAGGGATAAGGTGGCGTTTCAACAATCCTAGCAACGCGCTTGCGTGCAATCGCAAAATTAGGCATGGTCATTTTTAAAAATGCTTGTCGAGAAATATCATACCAAAGAGCGCAAGTAAGTTCTTTGTCGTTTGTTGGGGTGTCAATATCTGAGATAGTCCCATAATTACCAAGTCTCCCTATCGACATATTGCATAAATCAACCTTAGAATTGATAGCCATCTTTTATATCTCCTGAGCGACTTTTGTGAATGAGAGCGGGAGGAACTACTTCCCGCTCTCTTTACACAGCATTAGTTAGTGGTAGCTTCTTCAATGATCACTTCAAGGTTTAAAACCTCGCTTGTGGCCGTAGAAGCTGTCTTGATCAAAAGACCAAGGTACACACCCCCAGCAGGTTCTTGATCAGAACCAAGACCGAGCAATTGCCCGATGTTCTTGGTGCGGTCAAGAGAAGTGTTCAATGTGCCAAGCAATTCACGATACGTGAGTGCTGTGGCCAAAGTAACACCATCCCAAAGGACATCGCCGTCAATAGCTGCAAACGTTCCATCTGCTTTTTTTCTATAAAAGCCTAGATCGTTATCAGCAGCAGAGGTCAAAGCTGGTGTAGCACCTTTGATAGCTGCAATCTTATCGCCGAATGTGTGCGGGCCCGAAAGGACATGAAGAGTATTCGTGCCCGCTCCGGTCGCAATAGTTTTGCTATAGAAAGAAGACCGAAGCTTCTTTCCAACGCTATAAAATGGATTGTCAGGGAATGCCGTAAATCCGTTACTTCTGATACCAGTTATTGTCATGGTAGTGGTTTCCTTTTAGTTTTTGTTACATTGTTGTTGTAATGATTTGAACCAAAACACCTTCAGTACGCATTGCATTGATCCAAAGGTCGATCGTGATGTCATAGGAGTTAACTTTCGTTGCACTCTTCATAACATCCATCTCGCCGATTTCCATCGCCATAGCAATAGAATTAGGAGCAAGAACCACACAAGAACGTGTTGTTGATCCTTCAGGAAGGATCGGGCTTGTGACCTGAACACCACCATTTACGGAACCAGCAAAAAGCTCAACACGGTACATACCAGCTTTGCTCATAACGCCATCATCTACAGGGCGACCAGAGATATAGTCGCTGTTGATGAATTTGTCTTCACCCATCAATGATGTGTTTTCCTTACCTGTGATACAGATAGTCGAACCACGGATGTTTGAAATAGGAACATCATTGTTGATAAAGTTTTGAGTAATAGCTTGGACGGTCGCATAAACAAATCCGGCAGTGCCATCAATTGTAATAACGCCATCGGTAGCCGCGCTGATAGAAGATGGAGCCGCATCAGGCGCACCAACAAGAACTGCGCCTGTAGCTGCTGAAATACCAATACGGTCTACAACACGCTCTTTAGCGTTGTTCAATTGCTTCAAAATGTCCGAAGTCGGATCTTTAAGCAATTCATTGATGTCATACTTCGCATCGATTTGGACAGTACGTGTGAAACGGCGTTTCGTGAACTGGCGGTTGTCAAGTGCGTAGTCGCCAAATGCTTTATCAGGGTTACGAGTGTCAACTTCGACAAGCTCAATGCGCCCGATGCGCGCCATGTTGTTAGTCTTACCCTGTGAAGGCAAGAACGTAATAGCGCCTGATTTAACAAGTTTACTTTCAGTTTGTTGAGCAAGTTCGTGAAAGCTGTCAATGAAATTCAACTTCGCGCCCTGATCAATGCTTGGATTATATGTATCTGAACTCATGCTCAATACTCCTTTGATTGGTTAAATGGATTGAATGTTTTTTTCGAAAGGTGTCT